GAAGTTGGGCTTTAACCTGAACGAACAGGAAAACCCAGACAACACATATTTTACCTGCGTGGGTGTCAGGAATCTTGATGCACTTTTTGCAGTGGAAAAGATTCTTGCAGAGTTTGAATTTAAGTATGAATTCTTTTGTGAGCCTGACTTGAATGGCGGGGAACTCACGGCACTGGCAGTTTATCCCGTTGATGAAGACAAACGTGACGTACTATTGGCTTTTAACCTACTAAAGTTTTGAGGATATATTAATGGCATACTTTCTTAAGAATGGTAATATTTTCCGTGTCTCCAGCAAGGAGGCAATGGATTTGCATGACAAGCTTCCTGCTGGCAACTACACTATTGCTCAGGATATGATGGGCAACTTCTATCTTGAACAGATTGATGACTTTGAGATTCCGTCCAAGATGTACGGTAACACTCTTCGTCACACTGGTCGCATCATCAACACGTTCTGGGAACGTCCTCAGCAGACCGGTGTTCTGTTGAATGGTGAAAAGGGTTCTGGTAAGACCCTTCTTGCTAAGAACATTTCGGTTGAACTTGCAAAGCAGGATGTCCCTACTATTGTGATCAACCGAGACTGGAAGGGTGACGCATTCTTCAAGCTGCTGCAGGATATTGATCAGCCTTGTGTTGTTCTCTTTGACGAGTTTGAAAAGGTTTATGGTCGTGAAGATCAGGAACAGATTTTGACTCTTCTTGATGGTGTGTTCGGCAGCAAGAAGCTTTACATTCTTACTTGCAACGACAAGTACCGTATCGATTCGCACATGCGTAACCGTCCGGGTCGCATCTTCTATCTTCTTGACTTTAAGGGTCTTGATGCCGCGTTCATTCGTGAATACTGTGAAGATCGTCTGAACAACAAGCAGTACATTGATCAGATTTGTGGACTCACGAGCATCTTTGGTCAGTTCAACTTTGACATGCTCAAGGCTCTTGTTGAGGAAATGAACCGCTACAACGAGTCTCCTGCTGAGGCTCTTGAAATGCTCAACGCCAAGATTGAGTATGACGAAGGTGCCCGCTTTGACATCAAGTTGATTGATGGTGGTGTTGAGATTGAGAATGCCTCTCCGTCTCAGTGGCGCGGCAATCCGCTCGCAGTCAATGGAATCAGCGTTGAATATGACACTGATCCTAATGACGACGATGCGGAGTACAAGGACCTTCGCTTCACTCCTGAAAACCTGATTAACCTCAACGCACAGGAAGGACGTTTCATCTTTGAAAGCAAGGGTGCTCGCCTTATCCTGACCCGTGTCAAGGAGAAGCAGGTTTTTGATTACAACTACTTGGCATTTTAATGCTTGAGTGCCTGATTATCGGTGACAGCATCGCGGTCGGCACTAAGATGTTTGCACCCACTATGTGTACTTCATACGCACATAGTGGGTGGACATCAAATCAGTGGAATAGTACATATTTAAACCAAGACTTGTCTGCAGGTATTGTTGTTATAAGTTTGGGTTCAAATGATAACAAGTACATCCACACAGAGAATGAACTTCGTAAACTACGTAATAATGTTCATGGAAAGAAAATCTTCTGGATACTTCCTCACGGAAACAATCCTCAAGGCGGCGTTTCAATTGAATATATTCAAAAAATTGTGCAAAAAATTGCAAAAGAACATGGGGATATTGTAGTTCCTATTAAGCAAGTCCAGCCAGACAGTGTTCATCCGACTGCAAACGGATATAAAGAGATTATAAAGGATGTAGGATTATGAATTGGCTAACCATGGTAGGGGGAACTATTCCCAAGTATGCAGAAGATATTGCTACTAACTTAACAGAAGCAATGTCTACTGATAATGGACTCACTGAGATTGATTCTCATGCATGTGCATTGGCAGCAGCAGTAGCAACCGGAAACGGTGGACTCGGATTTGAAATTTCAATGAATGGTCCGTTGTTTAAGACGAATGAACGTGAAGCAGCAAAGCGCGCCGCAGTTCTTTTTTCCTATAAGGACACGTTGCACACTTTTGACTCCTGCTTTGAATGGCCCGGAGTGACGTTCAACGTTAATTTTTCTGACAGTGGCGTAACCGAAACACAATACGCCATGTATGAATTTGCGGCTGCGGTGGCTCTTAAGAACAAGGTCTTCATCGTAGAGCGAATGAAGAACCTTAATAGCATGGGTGTCTCTCATATTCAGGTTCTAACAATCGCTAAGATTGCAGCGGTAATTTCTACGTTCACTAAGATTGTTGTTTAAGCTATATAAAATTCATTGAATATTTTTATTGACAAACGATTCTGAATGATATATAAGAGTGAATGTAACGACGATTTAAGGAAAAGTTCAAAAAACACCCTCTTAAATCGCCTTTTTTGAAATGAAAACTAAATAAAATTACTATGAAAAACACTTGTATCATATGCCAGCATAAGCACGAACAACTCTGGGCGCAAGCCACAGCAGGGATTGCTATGCCCGTAGTATATCCTACAAGCACCCGTAATGTGTTTAAATCATTAAATGGCGACGGGGGTACACAGGTTTGACAAAGAAGTAGGAACTTCAAACATCAAATCTAAAGTGCCCCGGAAAGAACTTCCGGGGTTTTTTATTGGAATACAGTGGTAACGCGGAACGAGGCTGCGAGTGACACTTTAAACATACTCAAACGGGCGGCACTGGGATGAAATCTGTGGTGGTAACACAGAGAGTAAAAAAGGTGGGGAGCGGGTCAGTCCGAATTGCCGGACAACATATCTCGCTCCATCAAGAAACAAAAGGCTAACTATATCTATTATTTGAGAACATCAAGATTTAAACATACGCCCTCTTACTATGAATAAGAGACTGGCACATCATAAATGTTTTCAAGTAACAGATGTATTATAAATATCACACAAGCTTCATTGCCCCTTCGTCTAGAGGTAGGACAACAGATTTTGATTCTGTTTACGTTGGTTCGAGTCCAGCAGGGGCATCCAAGCTTGTATATTTTAATGCTGACGTAGCTCAGTGGTAGTAGCACTTCATTGGTAATGAAGAGGTCAAGGGTTCAATCCCCTTCGTCAGCACCAGAAGGATGGTCCCTTAACTCAGTGGAGCAGAGTGTCTGTCTTCGAAACAGAAAGTCGGGGGTTCGAATCCCTCAGGGACTACCAAAATTATGAAATTTCATTAAATACATGGTATCAATGGGAAAATAACATGAGAATTGATGAAGTTGAAAACTTGAATAAAGAAGATGACAATAAAATATTTGGTCACAGACTTCCAAATTGGGCTGTTGATGAAGATATAGTTGCTGTGTTTTCGTCCAGAGTTGGTTTCAATGTGGCTCAAGTATTTAAGTCATCTAACGGTACATATGTGGCTGATCTTGGAAAAGGTAATGTCCAGCGATATCGCTATCATGCACAATTAGAAAACGCACTGAAAAAAAATAAAATAACAGATTATGAAGGCGAAGAATATTATAGACCTTCCTATTAAAATATAATGCAGCCATAGCTCAACTGGATAGAGCATCGGTCTACGAAACCGAAGGTTATAGGTTCGAATCCTATTGGTTGCACCAGTTTCATATACCCTAAGTGTTACGGTAGCACGACTGGTTCCAACCCAGTTAGCGTGGGTTCGACTCCTACAGGGTGTGCCATTTCAAATGACAGATTAAGTTCTGTCTACAGCCGAAGCTGAGAGTTTTACGGACCCGTAACTCAGTAGGTAGAGTGTGGGATTTTTAATCCTAATGTCGTCGGTTCGAGCCCGACCGGGTCCTCCAGTTTATTGGCTTATACTCTAATGGTAAGAGGCGGCGCTGTTAACGCCGTGTATTCCCCGAGAGGGGTATGCAGGTTCGAGTCCTGCTAAGTCAGCCATTTTAACACTTGACATTGTTTCACAATCTGATAAGGTACACGACATGAGTTACTATCTTTTTCTTGACGACGAACGTGTCCCCAGTCAAGTGACTTGGGTTGCGATTCCGGATGACGTTTATCACGTTGTGCGCAGCTACAATGATTTTGTAGCTATGATTACTGAATGCGGTGTTCCGGCATTTGTGACGTTTGACCATGACCTTGCTGATATTCACTATCAGCATATGCTCAGAGATTGTCAGCAGAACAGTACCGGTCAGTTGATGTTCGCGGTTGCTGATCAAGTGTCTGATTATGACTATGGTCCAGAGAAGACCGG